GTTCGAGTGTCTTGTGCGCCTCGGCGAGACGGAGAATCGTCGGCACATCGCGGGACGCCTTGATACCCAGGTCTTTGAGCACACCGATGGCGCCTTGGCCCTGGTTCTTGAGCCCGGCGATGAACTTGACGAAGATGTCGCTGAACTTCGACGTGCCCCACGCAGACTGGACTTCCTGTGCGGAGACCCCCGCCACGCGGGCGAACAGATTGAGCTCGTCCCCGCCGCCCCTGATGGCTTTCTGCATCTGGGTGAACATACGGGTGATGACGCCTCGGGAGAGCTCGGGCGCGACGCCGATGGACGCGAGGGCGCCGGACAGGCCGACCACTTGATATTCAGTCATGCCCGCGAACTTGCCCATAGCGGAGATCTGCGTCGAGGTGTTGGCGATCTGGGATTCCGTTGCAGCTGAGTTGACGCCGACCTTCAAGATCGAGGAGGCGATGTTGTCGAAGTTCTGGCCGGTCGTGCCCATGATCGTCTGGAAGCGCGCGATCGTCTCACCGGATTTGTCGAGCGACAAGTCCGTGGTGGCCGATAGCTTCGCGACCGTCTCGGTGAAGTCGGTAATGGATTCCTTGGCGACGCCCAGCTGGCCTCCGAGGGCGGCGATGTTCGACAGGTCTTTGAAGTTCGTCGTCGTGACGGAGGCGGCCATCTGTTCGAGTTTGCCGCGTAGTTCGTCTGCGGATTTCCCGGCGATGTCGTTAGTCCGCTTCACCTGTGCGAAGGCCGACTCATAGTCCATTGACTCTTTGACGACGGTGGTGAATGCGCCGATCGTCGCCTTCGAGATGTTCTGCATAACGGCGGCCACGTCGTAGAGGGCGTAGCGCATGTTAGAGATGCGGGACTTCGCCTCTTCCGCCGCTCGGCCAGCCCTGTCGAAGCCCTCCCCGGCTTCTCTGCCGCCTCGGCCTGCGCCGTCCAGGCCTTTGCCGATGTCGGCGCCGACAACCTTGCCCTTGATGTTGTCAAGGGCTTGTGCGATAGTGTTGATGGATTCCGCAGCCTCGTGGAGCTCGGACGTACCCTGTACGTTGAACTCGATAGTCTGCTTGATATCAGGCATCACTCACTCCTGTTGTAGTAGTCCATCCTCGTGGGCAGGTCTCGCTCCGCATAGTCCGGCATGTACGGTGTCATCACGGTGTCTTTGCCCCACTTCTGCTTATCCTCATAGGGAGGCGGATCGGTGGCGCGGTGTGTGCTGACCCAATCATGCATCATCCTTGCTTTAGTAGCATAGCATGTTCTATCTTCTGCGCGCCATGCTATATCAGGATCATTCGAATGACACAGCCAGATAGGGTTACCACACTTCTGACATGTCTCGTCCTTAACCGTCTTGTAAGCCAACACAAGCTTATAGTCCAGTTCCGTCCAATGCCCGAAAGGGTCGGGCTGGTTATAGATGACGGCGGTGGGCCTCATGTGCAGGTCCACCGCCGTCCTAACCATCGATAGAGCGCCGCTCCCCCCTTTGTCTTGGAGGGCGTCTATCAGAAATCCACCGTCACCGCATTGTCGTAGTCCGCCGACGCGCCCAGGAGATTCATCGCCGCCACGAGCAGACCCAGATACTGCTCGCCGGGCAGAGCATTCAGGATCTTCCGGATCTCCTCCGAGTTGAACTTCCGCTCATCGACGTTGCCTTCGGCATCCTCGATCTTGTACAGTGTCTTCGACAGTAGCGCCAGGTAGGCCTCCGACACGCGCTTCGTCTTGTTCTTCGTCTTATCAGCGCTTTCGATGCCGATCATCAGCTCTTCGCGAACATCGGCGGTCACCGACTGGAGGTGGAACGTCAGCTTGGAGGCGTCTCGCCTCTTCACCGCTTCCTTGATCACGTCGGCGTCGGCCTGCTCTTTGATGAGCCGCTCGACATCCTGCACCGCCTCGGCGTCCAGGTACACGACCTTCTCGGCCTTCGGCGCCTTGGACCGAGACAGTACCTCAAAAATGTCCATAATTGAAATCCTCTCTGTTAGGCGTTAGGGTAACGTCGTAAACAAGAATAGCACAGGGCGGAGAGGAGACGCCCTGTGCTATTCGCTGAGGTGTGCGTTACGCCACAGTCACCTGGACCGTCACATTCGCACAAGCGGGGTGGCTGACGATGACATCTGCGCTTCCCGCCTTCCGGCCGGTCACCACGCCGAGCGGGCTGACCGAAACCGTAGAGGTGTCCTTCGACAGGTAGGAGCACACGGAACGGGCCACATGGCCGTGGATCTTCGGCAGGATCGGACGGTGCTCATTGATGGACACCGTCAGGTTCTCCGTGTCGGTGATCGCCGTCGTGTTGTCCTTGAAGATCCCATTGACTGCCAGCTGGCCCTGCTGCAGGAACGACACCGTGTAGCGGGTCGGGTTGTCTCCTTCCAGCGTGTTCTTGTAGGTGGATTCGATCATGAGGAACGCGCAGTACCACTGGCCGGCAGCGATGGGGTCACGGCCTTTCAGGACACCGCGCACAACCAGAACAAGGTCGACGCGGGTCTTCTTGAACATGTTCCACGCCTTGGCATAGATCGAGTTCGCGTCGTCGGGGTTCGTCGGGTAGTACATCGTGAGGGATCCCTCGTACTGTGCGGCGCCACGGGAAGAAGATCCCGCGGCGTCGAGCAGAGACAGGGACGACTGCTCCTTCGACGCCTTAGCGGCGGGGATCGTCGTGTCATCCCAGTTAATGGCATCGCCGATAGCCACCGCAGAGTTCATCTCCTCCACGGTGATAGCGTTGATGTCCTTCACGGACGCCTTGGGGAGAACCCAGACATTAACGTGCTCGTTGGAGAGTACTTTCTTATCCATTATGCGGCCACCTTCTCGTTGAGGACGAATGCGCCGTTCTGAAGGAAGTTCGGCTCGTACTTGATGAAGCCGTTCGACTCATACCCGTCGACGGGGTAGTCGGTCTGGAAGCGGTAGATGCTGAACACATCGCCGACTTCGAACGGCTTATTCGGGCGCTTGCCGATGCGCTCCACGATGAACAGCGTGATGTCGGGCTTCATCGTGATGTCGCGGATCATGTTGAAGACGCCCTGGTCGTCCACGTTCTCATCCCTGAGCGCAGTGAACTTGCCCTCATACTTAGCGAGGGTCGGGTTCTCCACTTCGGAGATGTCGCAGATCGTTCGAGTATTGTCCGTGTCGGGGTCGGTCTCGCCGAGCGAATAACCGTCCAGGATCGCACACGACACATTGAACACCAGGTTGCGCGGGTTGTCGGTCGCACTGAATTGTGCGTTGAGTTCCGCCGCCGTAGGATGCTGCCAATCAGCGAATGCCTCAGGAGCGGCGAAGAGAATAGTCACATTGCCGCGAAGCATACGAACTTCGTTAGCCACTGTGCTTCCCCCTTTTCTCGTTGTCGTTGTCAATGAAACAGTCGCTACAAGGCTCTTCCTCGGTTATCGGCACCAACGTCCCGAAGAACTGAGCGAAGTCATCCGGGTACGTCCCGACGTCCCCGGTGTTCATGTCTTTGTAGAGGCCCATATACACCATCCTATCAAATACGGTTTTTGAGGTTCGTGATAAAGGAACAGTAGAGCTCGTAGCCGCACTGCACCACCTTGTGGTTGGTTCCGGCGTAGTTCAACCCCTGGCCGCCGTGGACCGTGATCCCACCGCTGTTGTCCGGCTCGAAACCTACGAGCCCCCACAGGATGCGCTCGCCGATCTCACGGGCATGCTGTGCGGTGAGGGCTCGCACATGACACAGGAAGAACACCCTGTAGCCGTCGTTGAGCTGGGAGACGATGCTCGTCGCCTGGCTGATATGCCCCGGTGTGCCGAACACGACCGCGATATACGGCATCTTCTGACCCTCGTCAAAGTCCGGGAGCGCCACCTCTTCGACGACTCTCGAAGCGGGTACTTCGGAGAGCTCGCGGATCTTCGTCATAATGTCGTCGATGTACTTGGCCATGTGTCTCTATCTCCCCCACTTCCAGATGCGGCGAGTCTCCGTGTAGACCTCCTTGCGGGTCTTCTCGTCGAGCTTCACCTGCTTCGCCACCTTGTCCAGGGCCTTCATGCCCCACACTCTATCATCGCCGTACTCCTGGCCGAGGATGTAGTCGTGGTCCCAACCACCGTCGAACTTGTTGGACCCCTCGATCCAGCCGTACTCGACCGTCACGTTGTCTGGAACGACGACGCTTACGCTGTCGTGCATGTGGCTCGTCCAGATACGGCCGATCTTTCCCGGTACAAGAGCGGACGGCGTTTTCTCGATCGTCTCCTGCATCGCCAGCGGGATCTCCTCGGAGATCTTGTCGATGACGTTGGCGAACAGATCGTATTCGCGGAAGTCTTCGATGCGCTTAGCGTACTTCGTAAACTTGTTGGCTCCGATCTTCGTGCGGATCTTCATGTGCGCTACACCTCGGATTTGTTCATCGGGGTGTTACAGATGATCGTCCGCTCGAACGATTGAGAAGCGTCGATCACAGCCGCAACTGTCATCAGGTAGCCGGCCATGTGCGGGGTATCCTGTGTCTTCGTCACTTTGATGCGCGCTGCCATCGGTATGTTAAGCGACATCGTCGAGCGGGGGAGTTGCACACGCACACGATTAGTCGTCTGGGGCGCAATCTGATCGTTCGCTACCTCAGGTTGGCGTATCGGCTGTATACGCGCTTTCCCAGAATATACGACTGCGCCATAATCATAGCTGTCAGTCTTAGCGTCGTATTTGATGTTCTTGCCGTCATAAATCGTCACCTCATCGACCATATAGCGTTCGACGCGTTTAGCCGCCATCGCCAGGCGGCCCTCAGAGATACCGGCCAAGGAACTCCCTCGCTCTCTCGAACACGTCGTCGCCCCTCATCGGGACGAGAACGAGCCCCTCGCCGTTCTCCAGCGCGTCCCCCTGTGCGTCGTATTTATCAGCCAGAGCGAGCAGAGCTTCGATGTTCTTGTCCCCGCCAGACAGCGTAAAGTCGTCGGCTTTGACGTTCTCGACCCCGCCCTCCGAGACGAGCTTCGCCGCGTAGGCGCGCAGAGCGGCAGCCGCAGCCTTGAACACGTTCGTGTACAGTGCGCACAGCCGTTCGAGCAGCTTGGGGTCCAGGTCGATGCCGGGGAGGAACAGCTTCAGCTCGTCCACGGTTATCTTCGGCTTGTCGGGCACCGCAGCTCCTTTCCACTGCAGGAAACCCCGCCCCTTGTGAGGGCGGGGTTTCCATCCTTGTCGGGTATCGTTATCAGGCGCCCGCACCGCTGGAGGCCAGAGTGCCCTCCGGAGCGATGAAAGCGGACTTGACGAGGTGGCGGATCTTCGTCCTGTAGGCGTCGTTCTCGAACGAGCCTTCCAGTTCGGAGCTGTTCGTGGTCTTCTCGACGAAGATCTTCGGCCCGGTCTCGCCCTCCAGGAACACGTTGACGATGTTCTTGCGGGGCATCGTGCCCTTCGGGGGCAGGAGGAACCAGCACTTGTCGGCGTAATCGCCGGCGATGAGCGCGAGCTCAGGAACCTCGTAGACGTTCGCGACCTTCCCGGACACAGTGTTGCCCATCACCTGGGTCTCAGTGCCGTTCTGGCGGCGGATCTCGACGACCTTCATGATCTGCTCTGCGCGGCTCGCCAGAGCCGGGGGGACGATCAGGTTGAACTTCGTCGGCATGATGATCCGCTTGCCGTTGTACTTGGTGACCGCCAGCTGTGCGAACGCCTTTTCCAGCGCCTCGATGCTCAGCTCGGGGTTGCCAGCCAGGACGTTCTTGTTAGCCGCCTTGAAGTTGGTCGTATTCAGGCCGGTCGGCTGGACGAGCTGCAGGGCCGCCTCGATGGACTCCTGGTTGGCAGCGCGGCGGCCGAGCTCCTTCGTGATCCGGGGGATCAGGTTCCAGTCGGCGCCATAGCGCTTCAGGGTCTCCCAGGAAAGCGGGATCTGGACGCCGGCCTTGGCCAGCTTCAGCTTGAACTGCTCCGCCTTCAGGCCGAGGATCGGGTACTCGCCGAGCTCGCCGACCGCGGGCAGCCCCTGTGCGACGTAACCCTTGCCGTCCTTGCGAACCGGAACGTTGTCGTCGGTGAAGTCGAAACTGAAGTAGGGCACGGTCTCGAAATCGGGGGTTTCGAGGGTGTCGGCCCACTCGCGCCAGTTGGACGGAACCTGCTCATACTCGCCCTGCATGATCTTGTTCATGGTGGGGCCGAGGTTGACCGGCAGGTCCGAGGTGGTGATGGCCTCGCTCAGGTCCTTGCGGGCCGAGTTGCGCACACGGATGTCGTCTGCGTGGAGAGCCCTGTGCAGAAGGATACCCGCTTTGTAGGCTTCCCTCTTGTTGATCGCCATGTAGATATCCTCCTTAGAGCCAAGCCTGGGTGAGCTTGACGGCGTACTTGGTAGATGCGCTCGACAGCGGGTTGAGCACGAAGCCGACGACGATCTTGCCCTTCGGGTCGGCTGCGATTTCGGGCTTGGCTGCCTTTCCGGATTCGGTGGCGCCGTCAATCGTCACGATGTCCCCGACCTTGACGGAGCCGTCCAGCCCGAGATGTGCGATGCCTTCGAAAGCGAGCGTCGAGTAGAAGTTGTTGTCGTCCTTAGGCGTGGCGGAGGTGAGGGCGACGGCCCCGACCTTTCCGACGGCGACGACGTCGCCCGACTTGACGGCGGCGTCAACCTGGACTTCGTAGGTGTCCCCGCCCTTGACGTGATTCTGTGCCATGCGGTAGTCTCCTTACCAGGTCAGCTTGGCGAATTCGGCTTCGAAGTCGTCGGCGCTCTTACCGGAGGGAACGTGCTCGGGGGCGAAACCGCCCGACAGGCTCTCTCGGATGGATTCGACGAGCTTGGTTTCGCGGTCCATGATCGTCTTGGCGTCATATCCGCGGGCGATGGCCTCGGCGACCCGCACACGGGAAACCTCGGGAAGGTCGGAGTCGGCGAGAGCAAGGATGGCCTCTTTAGCCTTCTTGGCCTTGTCCTCTTCTTCCTCCTTGGCCTTCTTGGCGTCCTCTTCGTCCTCTTCGTCCTTCTTCTTGGCCTTATCGGCGAGGGCTTCGACGAGAGCGGAGAGTTTAGTGTCCAGGGCCTCCAGGGCCTCCTTGAACTCAGTGTCCATTCTCTTCCTTTCGGAATTGTGTTTGTTGCTACCGTCCATAATAGCATTTCCGTTTTTGAACGATTCCAGGGCCTCGACGAGGCGGCCACCAGCACCCGGAACTGTGACGAAATCCACGGAATTAACGGGCGACGGTATGAACGACTCTATCACAGGCGGCGCCGGCTCACCTGCCGTCACGAGGTCGTCGTCCTGGACCAACGTCGCGCCGCAATGAATCGATACGCCGATGATATCCGACACCTGCTCGATGAAGGGCGCCCACTGCTCTACCACCTCGATCGTCGCATACATCCCGGGCTCCGGCGCATCCTGCCAATGAGGCGTCTCGGCGATGACCGCCGCCAGCTTCGTCAACGTGCCTTCGGGTCGCTCGTCAGTCTCGGCCTCGGTGGCGTGGTCGATGTACATGTGCGTCCCGACGGGGAACGCCTCGGCGAAACTGCCCTGCAGCGCTTCCCTCGTGTAGACGCCGGTCGAGCCCTGGCCCTCGGTTATGAGTCGCACAAGCCACTTGCGCGTACCCTTAACGGGTTTGAGGACGCTGGTGTTCGTGCTCTCACTGATCTTCATCTTCAGTGTCTCCTTGGTTGAAACCGCCGGGAACGGCGCCCTGGTTGCCTTGGCGAGCTACAGGGTCACGCACAGCATCGCCGTCGTCCCCACCAGATACATTACCATTCTTCAGGAAATCGTTCGGCTCCGGGAGCTCGTCACCATGTATATCGGGCACAGCGAGCAAATTGAGCACAGCCTGACGATACTCGTCTTGATGGATGGCCCCTGTAGACATAGACGTAGCTAGCGACTGCAAAGCACGGTAGGTGGGGTCCTGCTCGATCGACGGGAACTTGATGTCCACGTCCTTCACCGACGGGTCGACGTCCATCATCACCTGCTTGAAGAAGTCGCGCCACTTGCGCTGCTCCAGCTTGAAGCCGTTGATCGTCGGCCTGTCCAGCGTCGTCGCAGCTCCGTACGAACCTCCGGTCGCACCGGGGGAAGACAACAGTGCGATGACCGGAATGCCGAAGCTCGCCGCAACCAGCGCGGCCAGGGGTTGGCCGTTCCCGTAGTTGACCTGTGCGCTCGGGACGCCCACGCCGGCCAGAGACTGGTTCGGCCCCAAGCTCGCCGTGGCTCCCACCACGTCGCCGCGGTTCGAGATCTCCACGGCCGACTGTCGCTTCCCCTGGTTGTTGCTGTTGACGATCGCCCACGCGATCTTCGACAGGGCCTTCGACAGTCTGGCGCTGTCCCGCAGATACCCCGAGTAGGCGACGCTCCACAGAGCAGCCGCCAGAGAGTCAGGCGCACCGAACGCATGCCCGGCGTGCCTGCCAGACGACAGGATGTACACGACGTAGTTGCCGTTCACCTCGTAAGCCGTGTTCGGCGGCTTTCTCAGTCGCTGCACGCTTCGCCTATACTCGGCCGCCGGGAACCACTGGCTGATCGTGTTCTGCCCGTCCGGCGTCCATGTGCGACGCACATACTTCACGACGGACGAATCGAACGAATCACGGACGATCTCCTCGATCTCCTCCACGGGCACCAGCGTCAGCTTATCCGTGTGCACCTCGCGGAACAGGAACACGTTCCCCGCACAGAACCGCTCCAGGTTCAGGCTCTCCATAGCCGAAGCCGAGAACAGCGTCCTCTGCGCCGACTCCGACTTGATGAACTTGTCCAGCTTCGCGGAGGTGTCGCTGAACACCAAGTCGTCGCCGAAGATATAACTGGTCCTCAGCTGTGCGCCACGCTTATGCAGCGGGTGGTCGCGGGCCATGTCCCTCAAGCCTCGCACAACCTCGTGGATGAAAGCCAGCGTCAGGCCCTTGTCGTCGGCGTAGCTCACCCAGTTGGCGCCTTCGTCGAGGAGGTAGGACCTCTGCGCCTCGTTGATGAACGCGATGTTCTCGTCGCTAAACGAGTATGCGTTGGAATCCAAAAGTCTCCCCCATTTCCATTAGGTAGCCGTCTTCGTCGCCGTCCATCATGTCCCCCGCGTCGGAGAACACGGTTTCCTGTTGGACGGCGTCGCGTATATTCTGGTCTGTTATAGCGGCGTACACCGCTGCATCCGCCAAGTCAGGAGACTTGCCGACGTCCTTCTTCAGCTTGTCCTTCGAGTCCAGGACAAGGCCGCCCGACATTGTATTATACGAGTATCCGACGGACAGCAACTCGTCGTGCAGGTCGATGTCCAACGGGTCCAAGTCCAGCTCACCTGTGCGACAACGGTACCGGAACGAATCCCACATGTAGGAGCGGTAGTTGTGCCACCTACCTCTGTCGGGGCTCGACATGGAACCTCGCACAGCCAAGATGTCGTATGTACGGTTGGCGTAGGAGTTGAGGATATCGAACATGCCGCCGCCTATGCCGTCGCAGTCGATCGCCACGGCGTGTGCGCCTTCCCGGAGCGCCAGGTCGTGTACCCGCTGTGCGCTGTGCACCAGGTCCGTCTTCGCCCACGAGTCCACGAAGCGCACAACCCCGTTGACGCACAGGTAGACGACCGATCGGTCCGCTCCGAAGCGCGCCACGTCCACGCCCAGCACGGGCCGGCCGATCCGCTCCCGCTCCGTGAGACACGCTGTCTCAACATCGCCAGGTAGGATCAGAGAGTCCTCGATGTCGAAAGCGAACTCGCCCAGCACGCGGGCCTTGAACCTCGCGCTGTCCTCCCCGTACTCCTGCTTCTTCTGCTCCACGTAGGAGGGCCCGGTGAGCTTCTGCAAGACGTTCTTCGGCATCGGCTCGCCCGTGAAGTTCGGGCTCTCCAGGACGGAGATGGACATCCGCTTCCAGTTCTCCATCTCCTCTTTGAAGATCTTCCCCAGGTAACTCATAGGGTCCGTTGGGTTCGCGATCAGCACACGCCGAGAGGCCTCGTTCGTCGTGATGTTCGCCAGGGCGTCGATCAGCTCGCCCGACAGCCCGCAGGCCTCGTCGCCGATCGCCAGCACGTCGCCGTGGATGCCCTGGAACGAATTCCCGCCCAGGTTGTCCGGCGGCTTCCTGCCGCGCCCCAGCGGCAGCTTCGTCACGTCATCCTTCCACTGCACGTCCATCGTGATACGCCCCGGCAGCTTATGGTCGACCAGCCCCTCCTCGAAGCGCCGCTCCACGATATCCTTCAGCTGCATCACTTCGCGCCACAAAACGTCCTGCACCTGCGCCATCGACGGCGCCGTGGATATCACATAGCAGTGGGGGTAGCGGGTGTCCACCCACCAGCAGATGAGCACGGCCATCAGCCGGGACTTACCCACGCCGTGGCCGGCCTTCACGGCCGTCGAGTTGTTCTCCACCACGGCCCGGGCGATCTCACGCTGCTTACTCCACAAGGTGCCCTCGTCCGTGCCCAACATGTACTGCGCCCAGCCCACCGGGTCGGACTTGAAGCTGTCCTGCCTCCTGTGCGCCTTGACGGTGGCGATAGCGCTGTCGATCGCGCTAGCTTTGATCAGCATGGGCCTCCTTCAGCGCCTGATAGAAGACCTCGTCCATCGCCTCCGGGTCAAGCAGCTGGCTGTTCGCATAAGCCTGCGCGATGTGAATGCGCACACGCTCCCAGGCGTCCTCCACCAGGTCGAGGATCAGCCGGGTCTGCTGCTTCGTCACCCGGGCCTCCTCCTCGTCGTTGTATTCCTTTACCTTGTCCAGGCGGTCTCCCAGCTGCTTAAGCACGCTGTTGACCGCCTCGATATGCCGAGCGGCTATCTCGTCCGACTCGAAGCACTTCTCCAGGAAGTTGAAGGCCCGCGTCTTCAAGTCGTACATGTCGGCGATCAGCATCTGTTGGCGTTCGAGGTTCGTCCACACGTCGTTGCGCTTCAGCATGGAGCGCACACGGGCAAGGCACGTCTCGGCAGGCAGGCCGAGCTCCTCGGACATCTCGGCGGGGCTCGCCCCCGCCTGTGCGAGGGTTAGCAGCCGCCTGTCGTCCATCGCCAGCTCGCCGGTCGACTTCTGGATCGCGAAGCGGTCGCGCTGGTTCTTCACCAACTCCTTGGACGTGGTGGTTTGGGTTTGACTTTGCTGCTTCTTTTTCTTAGGCGCCGCCATCACAACCCCCTGTACCGGATCACCACCGGCGCCTCAAGCGGGTCGCACACCTTCACGGTAGGCCGCTCGGCTTGCGTCGTCAGCGTCACGCAGAACGTGCCGCCTTCTGTATTCAGCGATGCGACCTTCGTCTCTGCTGCATCGGTGAACACCGTCAGGTACACGGCCCGAACGCCCTTGGCCAGTACAACGTCCAGGTCGAGGTTGGGCAGCGTGCCGCTGAGCGTCGCAATTGACCCGTTAGCGGTGGCTAAGCGGCTCGTTTGAACATCGATTCTCATGAAACTCCCTCTCTAGTCAGGCTTAAGAGGAATGTTACCACGCACACAGCAGACCCCGCCGGGGCATAGCGCTCACCCGGCGGGGCCCTGAGAGAAAGGAGCTTACCTGAACACCTTAACATACTTCTGCAGGCGCCGTCTAGGCCCCGCCATGTGGTCGTACAGCAGCACCCAGCGGTCATCCAGCGTAGGCGCCCATGTGATGCTGTCCTGTGCGGTGATCGGCTGTATCTCGTCGTCCACCGCCAGCACGGACACATAAGCGTCCAGCCTGAACGACAGCCTGTCCAGGTCATGGGCTGTAATAAACGCCTGGAACGTCTCATGCCCACCGATCACCCATAGCTCATCCTGGCCTTCTGCGAGGGTCTGCTCGATTGCCGCGTACGGGCTCGCCACAGCCTTGACGGATTTGGTCGACTTCATCGTCCTGCTCAGCACGATGTTCGTCCTATTCGGCAGCTTCTTGTTGCGTTGCGGCAGGGATTGTCGGGTCTTCCGGCCCATTATGACTGTCTTCCCAGTCGTCATGTCCTTGAAATGCTGCAGGTCCCCTCGGTCATGCCACGGCAGCTTCCCGTTGACCCCGATGATCCCGGACGTCGACTGCGCCCAGATGAAATGCACATGGAACATTGCGTCTCTCCTCTCGTGTGCCGTGTTTCAGCTTATGAGGGGGATTCTACCGGCTGTGCGGGGCGCGAGCAAACTTGACGGGAGGGCGAGGCCGAGGTACAGTCGGACTGTACAGAGAAAATCAGAGAAAGGGCTTCGCATGCTTCTTTACTTCATCGCCGTCCCCGTCGCATTCCTCGTCGCACAGGGGTTCTGGACCCTCATCGCCTACATCGTCACGTGGTGCGGCTTCCCCAAGGCCGGCGCCGTCGTCTTCTGGGTCTCCCTCGCCTTCACATCCCTCGGCGCGATCTCCGCCCTCACAGCCTTCGCCTGGGCCCAGCACCAGCTCAACCTCATCGCGGCTTGACATCTGTTCGGCTGGGCATATACATTGGTTGTGCACAGTAACTCTACAGAGAGGGGAAAAACATGTTTTCATGGAGCCTGATCGGCCGTATGTTCGCCGGGTGGTACGGTACCTGCCGTCTGTGGGGCAGGACCTGGATCTGCTAGTTACCGCCATCCGATAAGAGGACCCCGCTGCCTTCGAGCAGCGGGGTCCTTCTGTGCTTCTACGTTGTGCGTTATCTCACTTATTCGGCGTGGTCGCCAGGAACGGCACCACCTTGTGCAGGAAGCGGTCCACCGGCTTCGTGTTGAGCAGCCACTGTGCGCACACAGTAACCAACCCCCATACAGTCGCCGTGATCGTGTCCGCCAGGTCGGCGGGAAGCGTCAGGCCCCATTTCGCGGCCAAGGCGGCCAGCACGCCCACCAAGGACACCACGAACGTCCTGATAATAGACCTCGCTTTGTGCTGGATCTGCGTCGGCACGAGCTCGTCGAAGTGGTAGGCGTTCTTCCTGTTCGGGTCCGCCAGGCCGCCGTCCCCCTGCGGTAGTCCGCCCGTCTCCACGGTGTGCGCAGCCGCGGCGAACGCCGCAGCCTTCTGCTCGTCCGTCAGCGTCGGAGTATCCAGGTGCTTGGGCCCTGTAGGCGCCGGGGTCGGCTCGATGGGCGTGGTCACTTATCCCCCTTCTTCAGTGCAAGCGTGTTCTGAATGTCGTTCAGCTTGTTGATCGTCTCCTCAAGCGCGGCGTGGGACGCCGCCGGGTAACCGAAGCCGTAGCCCGGCACCGTCAAGTCGGTGGCGATCCTGTTCACAGTCGCCGTCATCGACTCCACGGCCTGCGTCAGGTTGGCCGCAACCTCCTTCAACTCCGCAATGGAGTTCTGCGTCGCCTGCGGATAGCCGAAGCCCTGGCTCGGCACCTTGATGTTATCGTACAGCCAGCTGAGCATGTTGTGCTCGTCGGGTGTCAACTCGTCTCCTTTATTCTGGTTCTGTGTTTGGTCGTCTGGTGTGTCTCCGAT